ATTTTACGATGATGAGGACGATGATAAATCCCCTAGAAAAGGACCTGGATTATTTCATGATTATGATGATGATGATATGAATGTATTTAGAACTCCTATAAAAGGTGGAAAGGAAAAACAAAATATATCTAGTGTATATAAAAGAATGAAAAGACCTGTTCGCGCTGAAGATGGAACATATACGATAAAGGGTAAAAAATACAAGGAATTATTTGGTTCAAGAGAACAAGTTTATAATGGAACCGCATATAAAACAAAAGCAGGATTAACAAATGATGATATATTAATGAATAAACGTGGTAGAATAGTATCTTCAAAAAAATATAAATCAGCAAAAAAAGAAATGCGTTTAGAAAAACATGGATATTCTGCCAAAAAAGGGAAATTTGGATATGTTAAGGTAAATAAAACACGCAAACAAAAAAAAGATTAATTCTAACATAATAATAAATTATATTAGAATACAACTTATAGTATATACCAATCTACTGATAAATATTTATTATCGATTATATCTTCTTCAAAATTATCATAAATATATTTTTCAAAATAAGTTTTGCTTACAATATGATGAGAATTTGTAGAATAAAATTTACAATAATGAATATATGTATCATAAATAGAAATCGGTTGTATTAAACTAGGTGATTTTACACCATTATTATCAATTTTACTTCGTAATGAATCTTTTAATGAATTTAATGCAACTTGGATATCTAATTGTTTGTCCCATAATTTACAACGAATACCAGAAATATATTTATCACGTTCAATATCTATATCAGTAAAAAAATATTGTATAACATCTATTATTTGCTTATCATTTAATGTAGTAGTTCCAGCATTATTTGTATTACACCATTGTTTAAATAATGTAACTATTTCCTCTATTTCAAAATCTAGTTCAGTATTATCTAATATAATCGTTTCATCCCAAAAATGAAGGAATTTTTGTATAGCAGGAAGATGCTTAGAACAAATACCAACAAATGAATCAATATCTTCTACATAATATTTACTTAATTTATCTTGTAAAATCGATTTAAATGTGTTTAAAAACATAATAGGTGGCAATTTTTTCATATCTAAAAAATGTTTCCATAAATATTGCATATTTTTCCATGTAATTTGAGGGGAACGATTGCTATTTCCAGAAATAACCTGAATATGATTATCAGATAAGTCTATATCTAAATATTCAGTAATAAATTGTGTAACTAATACATCAGGTTTCATATTTTTAACATAGAATACACTATTTTCTATTTCTGAATCAATATTAGAATTAATAATAAATTCATCTGAAGAACCAAAACGTAATGAATAATGTGAAGCAACACAAATAAGGTCTAATGGTAAGTTATGAATAAGTTTATTCCATACATGTTCATGTCTAACCGTTTCATTAATATTTACTAAGCGGCAATCATCATATGAATGTTCATGATATTTATTTTTAAAAGTTTGTGCTAATCCAACACCTATTAAATATTGACATACGTAATTTAACTCTTTTAAAAATTGTCTAGAAGACGATTGAATATAATGAATAAGATGAGTGTTTTTTTTATTTATATTATCACCTAAAATCGTAAGAAAATACTTTGCTTCATTTCTTGTACTAAATATAGCTGGATACAAAGCATCAATAACATTTTGAATTGTTTTAGATTCAGGAATGCTTTTTAATAAACTTGATTCTTTTATTCGTTTCATTATATTCATTTTAGTTCGTTGTTTCCAAGACATTAAATTTTTTCCTCGAGTAATAGTAGTTAATACATTATGTAATATATCATCTTCACTAATTACTTGATAATGAATACCATTATAATAAAAAAATCTATCTGTAGCAGCTATAAAAAAATATTGGTTATCATTTAAGAATGAATGAATAAAAGCATCTTGTTCTGTAGTTAATTCTTCAATTCGTAATACTCGCTGATCGTGTGTATATTTAATATTATCAATAATATTAGGCAGTTGATTACTAACATAAGTATGAATTTTAGATATCATATATTCATCATTCGCATACTTTTCATAAATACTAGTTATGTTTTCAATAGATTCTTTTATACAATCATGTATATTCGGTTGAGAAATACTAATATTTTCCATTCTAAAATACAATATAATATACAAATAACTTTATATTGTATTTTTTAATAAATTAAATAGTAACTACACTACGTAACTCGCTGTTTTGTTGGTATATATCATCACCATCAGCAATAGCTGATAGTAAGTATTTAGATATAATAGCATTCGATTGTAATACTTCTTTTGATGATAAACAAGCAAACCATTCGTACTTATGTCTTTTTAATATTTCATTAGATGGTATGTAAATACCATACATATCAGGATAAAAATTAATATATGATTCTTCCATTAAATTGTCTAATAATATTGGTTTATTATCCATATTTTTTACACCAATTAGTTGTCCATCAATTAAATTCATATTATTATTATTAACTTGATTTAAACACCAATGTGACGAATCACCAACGAATTCATTTTCATTATACATATGTTGATTACTGTTGCGTGCTTTTAAATATTCTATGAATTGTAAAATAGTTTCATTATTTTTACTAGCTCCCATAAAACATGTGCTGGGCATAAATAATAAATTGTTCTTTTTCTTAAGTAAATTAGTAGTATGATTTATATTTTGACAAATAAATGGTTTATTCCATACAATACCATCTTCATATAATAGTTTTAAATTTTTTGTGCAAACAAACGAATTTGGAACTAACATACCACCGTAGTAATATAATAATTGCATTAGTCCCAATTCACGTAGTTGAGATTTTCTAGGTTCAGCAATTCTTTCTAAATCATAATCCCAAGAAGGTATTAATTTTCTAAATGATTCATCATCTATTAAACAAATATTAAAATCATCACCACAATGATCTATAATAGTTTTTATAGTTAAATGAATATATGGCTGGTTTAAATCAGTAGTATTTCTAGAATAAAAATCTTTCCATTTACGAGAATTTATTTTGTATTCTGTATGAACCCAAATTTTTGGACGGTTATGTCCATATAATGGTGAATCGTTTAATAAATATTTTTTGATAAGTTCATACTCATCATTCGTCTCAAAATTTTGTTTATACGTATTAGCAAAATAACTAGCTACTAATACAATACCCACAGTAAATAAATATGTAGATGTATTCTTTGAACTAAATAACATTGCGTTTCTTATATTATATCAATAGAGCTTTTTTATATAAATTAAATAAATGTTATTTTATTGAAAATAAATAGTGTAATCAATATTATATTTAGATTTATTATAATTTATTTTTGATGTATACATAACTGCTTCATGTTTGCATATTTGTCTTAAAATTGTAGTAAAACCATTATATGTTAATTTACGGTCTAAATAAAATAATTTTCCTGTATGGTAATATTCTCGTAAAATTTCAAGAAATTCTATATGATATTCGTTATACATCATTTTTTTATAAGAATTCATATCAAATACATAATAATTATCTCTTTTAAAACATATTTTATCTAATAAATCATATAAAATTGTGACGGATATGTGTTTCTTAAATATTTGTGAATTCATTATTTTATATAATATATTATTATATAAAATTTATTAACGTCTAACTATACTTTATCTAAGATGTTATGGGTGTTGTTGTTTTAATTTTTCTAAATATAATATCCCATCCATTAACTCTTCTTGTGCATGTTGTATCCAATCATTTGTAGTTAAATCTGTTCTGTCTAGATTTGTTCCATATTTTTTACTTCCAAAATGAGCACGTGATACAAACTTTTTTAATACATTAGTTACTATACTATCTAATTCACTACAATCTATTGAATTATTATCCATTATTTATTAACATAATTTTTTATTTATATTTTTTTTAACAATGTTTTTAAATTATTTGTAAATAATGCTAATTCAATACCATCTTCATGAATACTATGAAAAATAGTAATATATTTACATAAAAATGGTATTACTTCATATTTAGTATTATCATCTAATATATCTGTTTGTTTAATAAATGTAATAAAATAATCTAAAATGTCTATAACTGAGTAACCATAATCATGTATCTTAGTAATCAATATAATAGCTTCATTTATTTCATTGTTTTGAATATGAATAATATATTTTTCTAATAAATTATAAGAAATATTTGAAACTAGTTTCTTGCATAAATCAATATTTATTGGTTTATCAAGAATATAAAATTTTTCAAGATAATTTATTAATAATCGTATTGAATTATCTACAGTTTTTATTAAAAATTCTTTCGATTCATCATCAATAATAATTTTTTCATTTGTAACTATAGTATTCATTATTCGTATTAAATCATCTTTTGTTGGAACGTTTATATTAATTATATGAGTTCTCGATTGTATGCTTTCTATAACCTTTTGTATGTTTGTACATACAGAAATAAAGTGAATATTATTTTTATATTTATCAATATAATTGCGAAATACTTGTTGGCTTTGTTCATTTATACTATCAATATCATCAACAATTACTAATTTTTTCTTTCCATGAATTGAACACCTTGACTGACAAAATGTTTTCATTTCATTTCTAAAATATTGAATTCCTTGTTCCTTTAAATTATTAATTATTAACATGTTATGTTCTGGAAATGATGTGTTCTTATCTAAGTTATAATACTCTCTTATAATAGCATACAATAAAGTGGTTTTACCAGAACATTGATTTCCTACAAACAATAATTTTAAATTATCAATATCAATTAAAGTATGAATTGTTTTTTTTAAATTATCATCCATACAAAAGTCATTTATAAAATAAGGTTTATATTTATTAACAAACATATTATCTCCATTTAACATAGTGTATTTGATATTATATATAATATATAATTTATATCATTTGTTATAAAAATAATAAAAAAACGTATATATAATTATATAAATGACTACACATTATCAAACTTTAGGTGTTGATAAAACCGCAGATGATAATACTATTAGAAAAGCATATCGTTCATTATCATTAAAATTTCATCCCGATAGAAATAAAGATCCAGATGCTAGTGAAAAAATTAAAGATATTAATGCTGCTTATGAAATTTTAGGCGATAAAGACAAAAAAAAGGCTTATGATAATGAATTAAATGGTGTTCAAATAAATCCTAATATGAATCCAGGAAATGGTTTTCATAATATGAATCATGTTTTTAATATGATGTTTAACGGTATGCCTATGAATGGTTCGTCAAATGTAAAAATTTTTAGAAATGGAAACCATACTACACAAATTTTTACCAATCATTCAATTCAAAAACCACAAGTTATTGTAAAATACGTAGAAATTTCTTTAGAAGAAGCATATAATGGTAAAGAAACTGATGTTATTATTCAAAGATGGGTTCAAGAAAATAATACGAAAAAAATAGAAGAAGTACCATTTAAACTAACTATCCCAAAAGGTGTTAATGATGGAGAAACTATTATGATACATAATCAAGGTAATACTATTAATCAACAATCAAAAGGTGATATAAAGTTAATAATACAAATTAAAAATACAACTGACTTTAAACGTGATAAGTTAGATTTAATTTATTATAAAAAAATTACATTAAAGGAATCTTTATGCGGGTTTTCATTTGAATTTATACATTTAAGTGGTAAAAAATTAGGAATGAATAATACTAATCCTATTAATATTATTAAACCCGGCTATAAGAAAGTAGTTCCTTCAATGGGTATGATACGTGATAATAAGAAGGGTAATTTAATTTTTGAATTTGAGATAGAATATCCTGAATCTTTGACTAATGAACAAATGAATCATATTGCTAATGGATTACCATAATTTTATTTATTTTAATCATTATTATTAAAATAAATTATGATGATATTCTCTTTGTTGGTATTTCAATATCTACCAAATAAATGGAATTTTCCGTAATTATAATATATTCTTTTCCTATTTTATATATTTTTGAAATTGGACTTGTATATTCTTCTTCACTCTTTACTAATAATTTCTCCTCATTTTCCTTTACACCTATTAAAACGGTTTTTTCCAAAGAAGCTGACCAATAATCTAACATGACTGGTTTATCTTCTACTATTGCTAACTTTGTAGCGTGTTGCAATGTATTATTTTCAGGTAATCTAATATTATTAGATGAATCATTTTTTTCGGTAGTAGATTGCATTTTCTATAATATATGTAAATTATGATGTATTACTTTAAATAGTTAATTAACAATTTATTATAATATTATATAATAATAATGAATTCTATAAAAACACACAAACAGCAAATTATTGAAACTTATTATTTAACTATGAAAGAATATTTTGATAAAATACAAGAATCTGATGTAATATCGAAATCACAATATTCGGTTACTAGTTTATCTGTTGGTTTAAACGCTATTCATCGTGTATTTGAATATATGATTTTAAAAACAAAAAATATTGATAAAGCTTATTATCAGTCACAGCAAACTTATTTCTTTTTTTTAGAATATATTGAACAAATTGTTAATTCGGGACTTACCAATAAATTAAATCATCTCGATGCTGTTATGTTTGTATATAAAAAATCTATATTTGAATTTCATGATGGTATAAATGATAATTCACATACATTAAGTAACATAATGACATTAACTAATGAATCGGTAAATATAAATGACAAAGAATGGAGAAAGTTATTTATGAGAATTTCCAAATTTTTAAACGTATTGTTTAATTGGAATAATAATAAATTTGATTTTAACTTTAGAATACAACTATCTAAATTATTTTTACAAGAGTATTTATTAAACATCGAAAGACTTGATTTTATTACATTTTATTTAGAATACATACAAGAAAATTTTGTAACTTATCCTGAAAAATATATAGATTTATTAGAAAACATGTTAATTAAAAATGATAAAACTAAACGGATAAGAAGTGGTTCTATAACTGAACAAGAAAAAAATGATGTAGTTATAGAAAAAGTAACTACAGGTAGTAATATTTTTAAAGATTATTATGAAAATAAAACTATGAAAGAATTTGTTAGCTGGTTATATAAATCATGAATATAAATGGTTATAATATTCTAACGTAATATTTAACGTTTTTTTTCTGATTTTTTCTTTTTTTACTTTAATTTCTGTGTTTGTATTAGTTACACATATATTATAATACTGGTCGTGAAATAGTTGTTTTATAAAATTATATACAAACCGTAATATTTTTTCAGAACAATTACCTACAATTAAACAACTTCCTGTGCGAAATATCATAAATGATATTTCTGTATATTTTATATTTTCACCTAGTTCATCCATTTTCATATTTCTATCTATTGATATTACTTGTCCAGTTTGGTCATTTACATCAAATCCTTTTTCATTATTAAAGTAATATTTACATTTTACACCTGGATAACTACATGGGTCATATGATGTTTCTATACCATACTTATTTCTTAATATTGAATATAATTTATCACGATTAATGTAATACCCACAGTTAAAATTTGAATTTATCAACACGTTATTTTCTGTATTATTTTCTAGAAAAGATAATGGTTTATTTAAATAAGGTTGTATTATATTTAATATCATATTTTTTACTGTATTCAATATTTCTTCATTTAATACTCCTGGTATTTCTAATTTTCCAGTATTAAAAATTTTTACATGAATTTCACGGTAAGTATTTTCATATTTAAAACGCATTACTAACGCAAAACAATTATAGAAAGCGTTTTTTACTTTACCTCTACATGTCATTATATCTCTTTTTGAAAGACCTATTGTTATTTTTCTTTCATCTTTAAATTTAATACGTCGAGCATCTGGATTATTGATTTGTTTTATTATTAATTCGCTATAATATTTTAAATTTTTTAATTTGTCTTGATATTTTATTAATTCATCTTCTGTTGTTGATACTACTTTCATTTGTTTTTTTAAGACGCCTGATTCTGGTTTCCAATATTCTATTATTGGAATTTTCCAAAATATTTCTTGAAATGGTATTGATTGATTTAAAAATAATACTTTTGTTGTTGTTGATATGTATAAATCTTCACATTCTGGTATAACATCGTTTAAATTATTATTTTCTACTTCATTAATGTTATCATTATCATTATTGTTTTTATTAGATACTAATGATGTAAATTCATAATTAGTATCTTGATTTAATATAAATGAACTCCATTCGTCATCAATAGACATTATAAATTATTATTATAATCAATATAAAAAATCTTTTATATTATTTCAATTTTTTATATAACACTCTGATAAATTGTTACAAAAAAACGACATTATGGTATTCAAATTTGATGATTGTGAATGTATGATTACTTCTATATTATCTAAAAATGATTCACCTATACATTCTAGTTTATTATTAATAATGAAATTAAAATATTTAATTAATATGCTCTTTTTATCTGTATTATATTTTATACTTATTTCGTCTATGTACTTTTGTAATTTTGTTGTATTTTGACTTATATGCATATTATATATTTTTTCCCATATGTTATTCGTTATAATACAATTTCTCCATGTTGATAGATTTTGATTTAATTGTATAAAATTTATCATACTACGAATATCGGATTTATAAGTTTTTTGGATAGTATCTATTACTGTATCTGATAAGTTTAAATTTTCATTTGTTGATATATGTTTTATGAATCTGTAAATCTCTTTTTGAGGTAACTGGTTAAATCGGACACATAAAAATTCATTTTGTAAAGTATGAATCAATTTACTTATATAATTACAAATTAAACAAAATCTAACATTATAATTAGTTGATTGTATTAGATATTTTAATGCTTGTTGTGCATTTTTTGTCATATAATCTACTTCATCTAGTATTACATATTTTATCCCTTTTTCAAAGAAATTTTTAGATTTTACAAATTGTTGGATTTGATTTCTAATAATATCAATACCTCTTTCGTCTGATGCGTTTAAGTGTATTACATTCTCTTTATTTATTCGACTATAAATATCTTGATATTTATTTATTAAGTTTATAATTGTTGTTGTTTTACCAGTTCCTGGAGGACCATAAAACAATAAGTTTGGAAAATAACCTTTTTTTAATATATTCTCAAACATTTCACGATTAGTGGGATCTAATACTATATTTTCAAAGTCATTTGGTCTATACTTTTCAACCCACGGAATACTTTGTAAGTTTGTTGTCATATGATAATTATATAATAATTTATTTATATAATTAATATATTATAATATCTAGGAAAATTGATTTTATAATTATATCAAAAATCTATATAATTATAACATTTATATATTATAAATAATGGATTATTCTAACACCGGTTATTTGGAAGTAATCATTGGACCTATGTTTTCTGGGAAAACAACTCGTTTATTAGAAATATACCACAGACGCTTTAAAGCCGATTGTAATAACATAAAAGTTATTAATTATATTGGTGATAAAAGATACCATGAATCGATGTTATCTACTCACGATAAAAATATGATTCCATGTGTTTTTACTAATAAAATTTCTGATGTATGCAAACCAGAAGACTTATATAACATTGAAGTTATACTTATAAATGAAGGACAATTCTTTGAAGACTTATATGAAACTACTTTAACACTTGTCGAAAAATACAAAAAAGAAGTTTATGTATGCGGATTAGATGGAGATTTTAAAAGATTAAAATTTGGAAGTATTTTAGATTTAATACCTATATGTGATAAAGTTATAAAATTACAAGCTAATTGCACAATGTGTGGCAGATTAGCTATATTTTCAAAACGGTTATCATGTGAAGATACACAAATTGTTATTGGTTCATCTAATTATGCTCCAATGTGCCGAAATTGTTATAATTCATAATATTATGTTTTTGCTCAAATAATTTTTATAAACAATATAAAAATTATTAACAGTTATTAAGTATAGTTGTTATTAATGGATATAAAACCAGAACAAGTAGTAGTAGATGAACCTGTTAAAAAAAAACGTGGTAGAAAGAAGAAGTCAGAAATTGAAGCTCTTTCTAATAATACTATAGTTAATGAACAACCTGAAGAACCTACTGTTAAAAAACGCGGTAGAAAACCAAAAGGTGGGAAATTAATAACAAAAAATAACAGTATTGATGTTAATACAAATACTGTTTCTAATGTTATATTATATTTAAAATGTAGTATGAAAGATTTGATAAATCATAATAATGAATTATCTAACATTGTTTATGATCCTCTTTCATATAATCCTAACGCACCTCCTTCTGTTATCGGATATAATAATAATGATAATTTTTCTATATATGAACAAAACAACAACATTTCAGAAAATACTACAGAATTTAATAATAAATCAGATATTATACTAGATAATAATATTTGTAACTTATGTAAATCTAATATTAAATCTGATAATGAAAATAATAATAACATTGAAAAAGAAGAAGAGAATATTAGTCTTAAGGAAATTAACATAAAATTAAAAGAAATAAAGTTAGACTTATATAAAGGTAATTATCCTGATAAAAAGGTCGCATGTTTTTGGTGCACTTATGAATATGATAATCCTTCTTGTTATATACCTAGATATGATATGGATAATGTTACTTATGGGTACGGGTCATTTTGCAGACCAGAATGCGCAGCTGCTTTTTTAATGACTGAAAATATCGATGACTCTATGAAATTTGAACGCTACCATTTACTTAACCAGATATACGGTAAAGTTTATAATTATCAAAAAAATATTAAACCCGCACCTAATCCTTATTATTTGTTGGATAAATTCTATGGTAATTTATCAATTCAAGAATACAGAAAACTATTAAAATCTGAACATATGTTACTTGTTATTGATAAACCTATGACACGTATTCTTCCTGAATTACATGAAGATAATGAAGATTTTACTAATAATAAATATGGTAATAAACCTTCTCAAAATAATAATGTTTCTGGGGTTTATAAAGTTAAGCGACAGAGTGAAAAACAAAAAGGACCTAGTAAATCAGATATTTTACGTGAAACATTTGGATTGTAAATAATATAAATATTTTGTCATAATATTATACAATTATGACTAAAACTATTTCAATATACCTAATGGGTGGGTTAGGTAACCAATTATTTCAAATTTTTACTTGTATTTCATATGGTTTGGAACATAATTATAATATTATATTTCCATATAACGATATATTAACTACTGGAACTATACGAAATACTTATTGGAATTCTTTTTTATTACATCTTAAAGACTTCACTGTATTTAATAAGTCTTTTAACGAAACTAATGATTCATTATATAATTTTCCCAAATATAACGAAAAATCTTTCAAATATACAACTATTCCATCAAAATTACCAGATAAAATAATGTTACATGGGTATTATCAAAGTTATAAATATTTTGATAAATATATAAACTTCATTACTGATAAAATTAAGCTAGATATGATGAAAGAATCTATTATTAATGATTATAAAGAATTATTCCAAAATACTATTACTATTAGTATGCATTTTAGATTTGGTGATTATATTAATATTCAGAATGTTCATCCTTTATTAACTATAAATTATTATTATAATGCTTTATGTAATATTATAATGTCTAAAAAAGATATCAAAATTAATGTTTTATATTTTTGCCAAGATATTGATTATAATGATGTAATGAAAATTATTAATAAACTTATACCTAGATTTACTAATATTAACTTTATTAAAGCATCTGATTCTCTTGAAGATTGGGAACAAATGTTACTTATGAGTAATTGTAATCATAACATTATTGCTAATAGCACATTTAGTTGGTGGGCAGCATATCTAAACACTAATGATAATAAAATTGTTTGTTATCCAAATATATGGTTTGGTCCTTCTATTAAACACGATACTAGTGATTTATTTCCTAAGACCTGGCAAAAAATATATTGGTAAAAAATTGAATAAAGATAATTATATAATTTCTATATAATTATACACTATGGTAAGCAATACTGAACTCACATCAAATTATTTTGCTATTAGCAATTTGCCTATTGTCAAACGAACTCTAAAGGCTTTAAAAAAAGCCAATAGAGAAAATAAAAAGTTATATCAAGAAAATAATATGTTAAAAAAAATGGTTGATTTACTTTTAAATAAACATAATAGTTATAACGCTAATAATAAAGATGAACCGCTAGTTGAGGTTAAGGTAGAAAAGACTAGTATTAAACAAGAAAAAACTAATATTAAACAAGAAAATATTATTTATAAATTAGAAGAATATGATAGTGATGATGTTAAAATAGTTAATATGCAGGATAAAAATATTGTAAATGTATCATCAGATTCTGATATTAATATTTGCCCTTCATGTAAAGAAGAAGCAGAATATAATAAAGAATCTAATACTGTTATTTGCTACCAATGTGAAACTGAATTTGATAAAAATTTGAAAGAAGAAAATATGGAACTAACAGATGGAGAAGAAGTATATTATCAAATGTACAAATGTTGTAAGTGTGGATTTACAACTAATAATGATGACCCTGATTGCTTAAAGTGTAAAAAAACTGGAGTTATGTATGCTATAACTGATGATAACTTAGAAGAAGAGGAAGAGGAAGAGGAAGAGGAAGAGGAAGAGGAAGAGGAAGAGGAA